AACTCTGCGGCTTCTTTTTTTGCCAACAGGTCTTTAGCTTCATCAAGGTCAACGCCAGATAGTCGTTTATCGAACTTGCGCTGCTCTCTAGCAACACGATCCGCAACAATGCGGTCTAGTTCATCCTGAGTAAAGGTCTTGCTTTCCTGAGTTTCTACTGCCGCAGTTTCAGTCTCTGCTTCTGTTTCCATGATTTCATCGCTCATGTCGCGTGCCTCTTAAAGAGTATTGGTGAATCGTTAGTCTAGCATAAATTTACTTTTTTGGTTTCTTCTTCTTCTTTGGTCGCCCAACCTTACTACCGTATGTACCTTTACCTTTTGGCATGATTATTCCTCTTCAAATACTGGTCTAAATGAATGCCCGCAGTTATAGCCACCGCGAACGATGAAAGGGTCACCAGCGGCTTTACCAGCCCAACTGCCTGACCACAAATCTTGGATTTCTTCATCAGTAAACGTCTTACCCTCATGCTCCCGACAAAAAGGTCTCGACGTTGCAATTAAACGGCCAACATACTTCCATTTGGTTGCGCCAGATTCTTTGCCTATTGCAGTATTAACCGATGCATCAAACTGCATAAGGCTGTCGTGTACCTGTTGCTTTGCATACTGTGAAAGCCTGCCGCCTGCTACTTCCTGTATGACCTGAACGCTTGCAGCAAAACTAGCACCAGTCAGGGTGTTTCTGTATACCTCTCGGCTAATAGCGTCCAGATACTCTGCGCCTATATCTTGAAAGCCTTGAAACTGCAAGGTCTGCAACTGACTTATGATGCGAGGATCAAGCTGTGTGAAGGTGCCGTATGTTCCCAGCATTTCATAGGTACTGGCAGCAACAGCCGTATACTCCCTGACTATTCTGTCTACCTCAGCAAGATACTCTTCTTCAACTATCTGTCGTATCTCTGCCCTTGCTTGAATAGCCCACTCTAAATCGAATAGGTTGCCATCCTGCAATGGGGCTGTAGCGAGCAACTCAGTAATCCTTTGCTCCAGAGTAACCAGTGCTGCGGCTAACTGTCTCTGGTGGGCATCAGCTATCTGGTTAAGCTCTTCAACGTGATCAACGTCTGCTGGCATTAGCTTTCTTCAACTACCTGCTCGTTAAACTGACCTAGCACCTGTGTGCCAGACTCAATTTCAGAATGCGCTCTAGCCAACTGCTCATCGTCAAGCACAAGATCACTAATCTTTTTGTCTATCTCCTGAGCTAAAGTAACAGACCTAACGCCTGATGCTTTTAACTGCTGTAGGAACATTAACTCCTTATCGTAGTCACGCAGGTCAAATGCGTCTGGGTAGAATATCTCTACATCTGGGGTTACATCCTGCCAATCACAGAACAACAGCCACAACTGCTCTTCTGCAAGCTCTAGTATGTCGGCCTTCTCTGCTAACTTAGCATTAAGCATCTGAAACTCAGTCTGCATAGCAACGCCAGACATTACCTGAGCATCAGTACCGCGCACAGCACCCATATGGCTCATGCGGTTGATTGACTCCACCTTGTCGGTTATCGATGCGCGTACAGCGTCTAGGTTCTGACCGCTAGGCTGCAACTGATAGGGTTTCAACTGTGCGTCCATATCATCGGGCAGATTAATAATAGCCCCAGCGCCTGCACTGGCATCTGTTCCGTATGATTTAACCAGTGTCGGGTGGTTAGAGATACGGATTAGCTGCTCGATCTCTGATAGCTCTTGATAAATGGCTCTTTGCATGTAGCTGGCATCTGATATGTCGCTTATGCCTATGCCTCTGGTTATCGATCTTTGTGCAGGTAAGAACACCGCAGGGATGCGACCCAGTACGTTGTCATCTACCTCAATCATCTTATCTAGGTCATTAACTGAGTGCCATTGCTCTACGCGGTCTTTATACCAGACGCGGTAGTATGTCTCTGTGGTTGTTTCATCAACACGAATAACGCTCTCCCTGACCTTCAGATAGTCAAGCTCAAAGCGACCACTAGGGGTGCGCACATAATTCCAGTCAAGAACATTCTCAGGCGTGAACATCGTTACATAAGGTCTAATGTCTTGCTCTAACTCTTCTGCCTTTGTTCCTGCTGTAGACTTAGGCTTATCCATCATTAGCCATACATGACCATACACGCTAGACCAAATCTGAGCTTCGCGCATAAACGCATCAAAGCTGCGGCCATCGAGATCAGCATCTTTTAAGAAAGAATCAAGGGCCACGTTATTGGCTGCGCTGTTATAGGCTCTAGTAGGCGGCACACGCCAAAGGAAGCTGCTGTAGATATGGACTATATTTTTGCAGTGGTTATCTAGCGGGGTCAGATCAAGTCTGCGGTCATAGTCATCTGTTGTTTCGGATATGTAGCGCGTGAGGTATGCGCCATTAAAGTAATCTTGCCCACCCATATAGCTGCGAACATAAAACTCCCAGCGTGCTTCGTACTTGTCATAATCAGGGTGCGTTGTATCTGCGTTCAATCTCATCAAGTCCACCTTTGTGGTTGTGGTGTGGCGTATTCAGTGCGAACTGGGAACAGGTATTCCACTAAGTAGCCGAGGGCATCGTTCATATGATCGTAGCCATCTTCTTTGTTGGGAATGCTTGTGCCTTCTTTGTACGTCTGCCTTTCAAGTGACTTAATCGTCTGCTTGCATTTCGGGCTGATGTACAAATGCCGCTCACCATCACTTGACAGTAAACGACTATTCACAGCGTTGATCCGATCCCTGACCAGTGCGTGTGAGTTCTTCGCCTTAACGCTAAATCCTGCGTTTTGTAAGATCGACAAATCAGTGCGACCACCAGCAGAGGTTTTCCGCTGTCTTGATGCTGGGTCTGGATAAACAATTATATTGCGTCTAGGGTAGCGGTCTACTATCTCCGCAACCATCTCATCAGTGTTAGACCCGTACATGACAATCTCGTCAACGGCAATCAGCGTCCCGCCTCTACGAATGCAGATGACGGCAGACATGGGGTCTAAATTGAAGTCCATCCCAATGTGGAGTGTACCACTATCGTCATCAATCGCCAATACAGACTCTTCTCGGTTAAACCCATAGTAGATCAGGCCAGCATAGGTTACGAATGCAGCCTCATACTCTTGCTTAAAGGTTCGCTCATCTAGGTCTTGACGGGCAGCGTCAATCTCTTCCTGCGGTACGTTTCCACCCTGAAGGGTTGTGTATTGGAAAGACTCCCAATCGTCTCCATAATCCTTGCCTTTAGCCCAGAGGTCATAAAAGTGATTGCGTCCTTTAGGTGTGCCGATAAACAAAGAAGAGCCGAGGCGGTCAGACAATGAAGGCCTAATGACTTCGTACCATGCTTCTGGGCGCATATCAGCAAACTCGTCAAGCACAACAAAGTCCAAAGCTCGTCCGCGCAAGTTGTTAGGCTTCTCGGCTCCTTTAAGGCTAATCGTTGAGCCATTTATCAAGCGTAATGTCAAAGAGCTTTCATTAGTCTTAGATATATACTGTTGCGGTATAGTGTGAATGAGCATAGACCAAGCAATATCTTTAGCCGCACCGTAAGTCGGTGCAACATACCAGCAGTTCTTATTGTTGCCGCTAGTTGCCGCCTTTAGCAACTCTCCAGTTGAAAGAAATGTTTTGCCGAACCTTCTGCCAGCCACGCAAACTCTGAACCTGCTTTTACTGCAGAATATTTCAGTCTGCGGGTGCGTTAACTGCATTATTGTCTAATATAATGTTAATAGGCGGTATTTCTTGTATTTCAGGTTCTTGCTCTTTCCATCCTGATTGCGTTTTTAGATAAAATATTGCAGCTGTCACATTGCCTGCCATAGCCATTTGGACAAGGTTTTGCGCCATTCTTGCAGTTTGTGTGGCTCTTCCCCTTTTATAAGCCTCAGAAACCTCTGGCTGCCTTTCCTCGACAGCTCTTAACGTGTTCTCACAAATACCGTAGAAATCTGCTACCTGACCTTTTGTGAGATAAGAAGACAATCTTTCTAGCTCAACAATCTGATCTTGCTGGAAAACAAACTGTGGTCTACCACCTTTATCTTTATCATTCATTTTCGAATCCTTTTAAAGCATAGAAAACTAAACTGTTTCTGTAACCGCCTTCATGCGTCGGCTTTATAGGCGTTACTGCATGCACATTCCTCCACGCAGGATACAAAAGAAGGCTATCACTGGGCATTTCAAAACAAGCGTCATAGTCAGGAACATACAAACAACCGCCATTTGCGTTATGCCTGTGAGTGTAGATTGCGTTCAAAGTTTCTTTAATGTTAGCCGTATCTCTGTGGAAAGGTGCAGATATGTTGAAGTTGCTGATACTGCTAGTAAACAGTTTGCCAAACTTCCATTTATCATCAACGCCTGAAACCGCGCTCAATTGGCGTTTGAGATGCTCAGGCATCAGCTCACCCATCAGCTGCTTTATCTCCGCTGTCGCCATCAGCATCGCTTTTATAAAGGTTCTAGCAGACTTAACAGCGTGAACGCTACTTCTGTTTGGGTAAGCCCTTCTCATCAATGGTTTTGGCGGTATACTCCCAATAATTGTGCTGTATTGTACCGTGCCAGCCTTTTTTGCTTCCGCTCTAGTCATCCCCGCTTTAACTTTAGCCATTACATCAGCTCTTTCTAAAAGCGTCTTAGGCACCCGTTCAGAAAGAAACTCACAATTAGCCACAGACATAATCTTCGCCAACTTAGGGTGTTCTTTTTTCACATCATTGATGTAAACTCCGACTAGCTCGTCACCGTCATATAAATAACAAGAATCTTTCACGTTAGGCTCGATGTATTCGCACCTACTGCCTATCTTTCTAGAATGCTCAACCTTTTGCATCTGAAATTTGATCATACGACTTTTCTCATACAGTGCTTAGCAAAGCCTTTGATATCGGTTTTAATATCTAGCCTGTCAGCCTTAGCTTTCAAAGTCACCCAAGGGCTCCAAGATAAAGCCATTTTTTTGGCAGCTTGATGATCTTTTTTACTAGCATACCACTCAAAAAGACCGCCTTCGTTACTGCCGACATTAGGGCAGCTAAACCAAACGTGGTTAAACCTCAGTATCCCATGCCCGTTTTGTATAGTTTGCATTGCAAAATCACGGTCTTCTTTAGTGTCTTCGTTGTATTTCCATTTTATCTTGCCAACATTCATCAACGTGCAAACTTCGGCAAACTTACTATTAATGCTGTATGTTTTCTTTTCTGTCCAAGCGTACTGTACATAACTTAACCCAACTATCTCAAAAGGGAGCTTCATCGCTTTTTTTTCAACAGAACTTAACACTTCTGCGCTTTTCCTGACTGTCTTACCGTTATATACACCGAATCCGATAACATCGTCATCACAGAACCACGCCCATTCAATGCTCTTGCCCTTACACCAATCAAGCATGAAGTTACGCACATATGTGACGCCTTTGTTGTCAGCTTCAATACAGATTCTGTTAGGAACTTTTTTATAAGCCTTCATCTCTTGAGGCTCTATAAAATGATAAACCTCATATCCTGCTTCGATGAAAAGTTTATAGGTGGTGGTTTCTGGCCTGCCTTTGCTTGGTATGCAAACTATCATAGTTTATTTTTTTCTTTGCGGAGATAATCAATAATAAGACCGCCAACATATGCTTCTTGCTGCCGCCAAAAGTTGATAACTTCTTTAGCCTCTTCGTAATCCTGTGATTCAAACTCTATTTGAATAGCTTTTTTAACATCGTCTGTCATCTCGTCAAGTTCATCTTCGAGGTCATCGTCATCTAAAACTGAGTAGTCGATATCATCCTTAAAATCAGGCAAAACATCCCAGCCTAACAAATCTACATCGAATTCTAGCTCAGATAATGTTTGTAGCTCGACTTTAAGCAGCTCATCGTCCCAACCAGAATTAAGGGCTAACTTATTATCTGCTATGACGTAAGCCTTTCTCTGCGCTTCGGTCAGACCCTCAAGAGTTATCGTAGGGACTTCATCTAAAGACAGTAGGTGCGCGGCCTCTAGTCTACCGTGACCAGCTATGATACCGCTTTTTTCATCTATCAATATAGGATTTGTGAACCCAAATTCTTTGATGCTTGAGGCGACCTGCTGTATTTGCCGATCACTATGGGTTCTCGAATTACTAACGTATGGTATCAATTCAGACGGTTTTTTATAGTTTATTTTTAACATCAAACTTCCGTCCCAAACAATTCTTCTGCTATTGAGCTAACTTCTATTTGCTTTTCTCTTTCAAGTTCTTCATCGAACAATATGTCAACTACGATATTTTCAATTTCAAACTGCCAGTCAGATAATTCTTTACGCAGCTTTTCTTTTGGCACATCTGTAGTCATAAAAGAATCAATAATCGAATCGAAACGCACGATTTCATCATGCAACTCATACAGCCAACAATCTTGAATAGCTGCCGAAAGGTTTTCATACTGCATAAAACACCCCTTATCTCAGTAGATTAAAGGCATTGTGCAGGTTTTTAGCGGAAATGTAAACTACTGTAGGTCGTCAGCAGCGACTGCGCCAAGCGAGAGAATTACGAACACTATCATGTAAATTATCACTGTTTGCCCCCTTGTTGGTGAGTTAAGGCGGCATTGTATATAAAGGCGTGATATTACTGAAATGCTACTTTAGCATTCCTGATATGTGCGTAGCGCATGATAGATAAAAGCCCGTATCGGCCCTCAGTGGGCTAACCTGAGTCAAAGGTCTAAGGAAACCTTGGCCTATGCGTTGTCGCCACCAGTGCATTAATCTGGCAAGAAAGGACTATGTTAGGCCCTCGGCTAGGTGATTCCTATGATAACTAAAGCCACAATAATCGCAATACAAAACTCTGCATTCGTAATCCTACTAGGCCTCATTAACCACTTCCGTATTGTGATCAGATTGGTTTTTATTTGCTCTTTGCGAATTGCTGTATCAGCAGATGAATGAGCTTCGTCAATTAATTGCTGTATATTTTTCATTGCCCTTGCCTCCAGCCTTGCGGCTCTTCTGTAGGTATTTCCATAACCCTAGCATACGAATCAAGCACCTCTTCTCGCAAAAATAGCTCTAATGTTAGGTAAATAGAGTCACGCAATGTGCAGGATATCTGCTGTCCCATGCTATTAGTATAAAGCTCATCCAAAAAATTATGCTGATCCAGTAGATTTGGCGGTAATATATCATCCCACCAACTAGGCATATTTTTAAGAAATAAATAGCATATGGTGTCTTTATCTCCATCTTTTAGTTCTACAAGATCACCTTCCCAGCTTTTGTAGCCTTCCATAATAGATGGCAGTACAGCATCGACAGTTTGCTCAAATGATTGCATAGACATTAGCACACCCCCAGCTTAATGCAGTCATAGTATTCCATGTTAGAGACTATGCCGTACAAAATAAGCAGGATAGCTGCGCCTACAAATCCAGCCCTAGATTCAGCCACTTCTTGCAGCTTGGCTTCACGGGCCTTGATATCCTTTAAACAACATTCGTTGATTTTCATATTATTCCCCTTGATTTTTTGATTGCCCCCGAAGGGGCGGTTAGATCACTATCTAATTTTAAATACTGCGGCTATATCGCGATAATATGGCTCGTCTTTTAAGTTTTCCTGATCAATAAAGCCCATGACAGAACAGGAAACAAAATAGTCGTATTCTTCAGTTCCTTCTTCATCTTCACAATTCCAAACATTTTCATACGCTACACATATATCTGTATGAGCTTTATCTGCCGCCTTACAAGTCTTAGCTTGAATTGCTAGTTTAGCTAGTGCTTCCCCTAAACGTTCTTCGTAATTTTGCATTTTGTTGCCCTTTGTTTATTGATTGAGGTGTAACTATGCTCCTAGTTTACTTAAATGTAAACCCCTAAAGACAAAAAAAGGCAAAAAAAAGAAAAAAAAGAAGAAACCTAAT